CCGGTCGTGTCCATCAACTCGCCGCTCGGCACAACCATGAGGTTGAACGTGTCAACATCAATCACATCGGCGTAATAGTCATAATCATTTGCGATTTCATTGGCGATCAAACCACTTTCAGGGATGAATTTGACAACATCGTTATCGCTCAAACCATGCCCCTCAAGCGTTACAACCGTAACCTCTGCGGGGCATGTTACTGTGCAGATGCCAAGATAGTTGTAATTGCGCGTGGCTAACTCCAGCGTCGGGACAGGCACAGTCAAGTCGTCCATACTGTCTTGCGTGACCGGCGTCTCATGAACGATGGATGTGACAGGGGCTTCGAGCGTGGGAACGGGGACGGTCAGTTCCAAAAACGCCTCAATCGGGAATGAAATATATTGCCCCGGCAGAGTGATGGAATTTGCGTCGATAATGGCCTTGAAACCAATCCCGCTTGGTACGCTCGCACCGCCGGCCCCTCCAGATGTGAGCGCCCAATGAGCTTCTTGATCCCACCGTCCGGCATTGCCTACCCAATATCGCTCTTCCCCGTCCTCAACTGGCTCGGTTCCGAGGCGCGGCGCATAGTCCGCCACCACAAACTCTCCTGTTGTGCCTTCTGTTGTCAGGTGCGGCGATATGGTCTTGGTGACACGGGAATTGCTGATGTCGTAACTTCCGAAAAGCGGAACGCCGTACACAATAAATTCCGCTTCCGTGTCGATTTCACAGTAGGATAATTCGAGGGCCGTTGATATGTTCGTGCCTTCGGCGTTGTCGCCGCCGATCCAAAACACACTGTCGGGGTAGCCCAAATCAGGGGCGTCAATGTCGCACTTGTTGAATAGGATGGTGCTGGGCGCTTCGTAATTATCAATATACCGCAGTGCGCAATTTACGCCGTACGTCTCGCCCTCACACAACACCGTGCAGTTTTCCGTATATATTTTTGTATCATTAAGATTATATTGCGTCTTCCAGTCGATGATGACGCTCGCTCTTGCGCCTATCCCACGGATGTAAATATTACGGCTCTGAAAAGCGGCATTGGGAAGTTGCGCTTCTCCGTACCCGGCCAGCCACGTTCCCTCGTCAACTAAAACCAGAACGTCTTGTGGCAATGCGTCGGGGTAGCCATACATCAGGGCGTGTCCTATCGACTCGTACCCTTCCGCGCTGACGGTTAAGACCTCCCCGGTAAATGTTTCTCCGTTGACAATCCACATAATTACGACTTCTCCGCCAGAAACAGTATGCCGGTTCCCGGATCTCGATAGCCTGCTGTTGCGTAGCTGGCGATCTCAGTTATTTCCTTCATTTCAATATTTAACATGAACCCGGCTTCCCTCCCGCCGATCTCATAGAATCCCACATAATGCCCTTCCCAGAAAAACGCCGTTATCGTTGACGGATTAAAGCGAGCGTTCCATTCTGCACGGGTAAGGGCTCCGGCGGTCAGCACTTCCCGGACGTTCGGCCCGATGGCCACCAGTCCCTCTGGTGCCGGATAAACAACCATGTCGCCATATTGGACCATGCCTCGCTTCGACATGCAGGCATGGCCCAAATCCATTGCCTCCATAACCACGTTGGCCGGGTGACTACCGACTGCCAAATAGGGCGTCCCGGACGTTAAAACAGCCACCGTCGTGCCGAACGAACCAAGCGCGACAATCGGATGCTCCACATATTTCTGATACGACACGGGCCAGGCATGAGGATAATACGGGACAGAAAAACACAGGATGTTCCCAACGTACCCGGCGAGCGATCCGTTCGGCAGAGCGATAACTCCCTTGATCCCGGACGGCGCGGCGTCCCATTCGGCGCTTGCCAGTAATTCTCCAAGCTCCGCTGACAAAACCTTGTCCGCGTAATTCGTCTCCGCTATCCCAACCTCTGCAGTAAATTGGTACTGAGCCCCGGTTGAACTTTGGTTAAGCCGGTAGATTCTTTTTTTTGTGATGTAATAATCAGAGGCCACGGACGTTTCAAGCGACGCAACGGTAACTTCGTCACCGTCATAAACATCAATCAAATCAGACACTAATGACGGGGGGCCTTCCGAGCCATACCCGTTGACATAGGTATAGACATAGCCGCGTGTCTCAATCAGCGTTGCGTCCCTCACGCCAGAGGCGATAATTACTCCCGCCCCGGACTGCGTAGTCACGACTGGCGTTGATGTGTAGGCCCCGCCCGCCGTGAGAGTGACGCCTGTAATCACGCCGCCAAATACCGTGTATGTTCCAGCGGCGCCCGTTCCGCCGCCGCCGCTAAAAATCAAATCATAGGTTCCGTCGGCCTCGGATGTAGTCGCGTAAGAAATCGTCAAGGCCGTGACTGCATCGGCCCCGGAAGACGACGACACTGCCGGCGCAGCCGGTGGAGCAGGTGGGCTTGGATTGTAAGATGCCATGGGGTAGAGCGTTCCACCCTGCTTATACAGGCTTTTGTCTGTTACGCGCAGGACGCCGTTTTCGGTGAAGTAAACCCGTTTAAATGAATCGTCGGCCACGGGTGCGGCCACTACGTCAACATCCGTTGTCCATGTGAAAAAATTCCCATCCCAATATCGAAACATCGAAACGATGTCTCGCGTTAAATCCTGAACGGGCATGTTTTCCGGCAGAGGCATGACGCCTCCACGGTCAACGCGCACATTGACTGCTGATTGTGCTTTATCGGTAGGAAGAAGCGCGGGGTCGGCTACTCTCGGAGCGATCCCGCCAAATTTTTCTATGGCTATAATCATTATCGCGCCTTTTCATCGTTGCTTTTCTCGACTGCCGCCTTAATTCCAAGGTGCTGCAAAAACTTGTTGTAATAGGCCGCCGCCTTCGCTTGTGAATTTTGGATGGTTGTCTCTTCCCCGATGCACCTGTAAATCATATAATCAATAAATGCGGGGATGTAGGTCTTGTTCAAGGGGAAGTCTGTCGTGTCTGCGGTTACTTCATCCGGGGGCGCACTGACCAGAACCTTGACCTTTGACGCGGCTGCAACCGGGGGGAACACATGAAACACGAGCGGGTTTTGCTCGTCCTTGGCGATGTATGATACCGACTCGCCTTGTGGGAACGTCATCCATCCAGGGAGCATGTGATCCAGTGCTGATTTTTTAACCGTCGTGACAGTCTGCCCGATGACATCTGTTGTGCCGGTTACGTTGCAGATAGCCGACATGAGCGATAGGGTTGTGGTGTGGGATAATTCTTGCCGCGTCCCTGCTGATAAAGTGACGACACGCTCCTCTGGAGAGGCTTCAGGCGCAAGGTTGGCGATCTCCAAAAGGGCCATGTTGACATACGGCAACATCTTGGACGGCGGCCAGTTCACGGCGAACTCGTCCTGTAGTTGATGGGACACGATAAGAAGCAGGTTGCCCATTTCCCCGGCAAGAGATTGCTCGCTCCCCGATGGTGTCCCGCCGTCAATCGTCGCGTAAATATCCGCCATGTTTACCCTCTACATAAAGTCGGAATGTCTCAGCCTGTGTTTTTTTGGAAGAAGCGCCGCCCTGCTATTCATAACCGTGCTGAACTCTCGCTCAAACAGCGCCAGAAACGCCGGATTCCCTTCCGGGATAGACAGCCCCAGCGTCAGGATCAACACAACGCCCTCAATGAATATCTCGTCAAATTTTCCATTCCATGGAACGGTCTGCGTGGGGAGCGTCAGGGCTGAGGGGGCTTGATTGTAAACGCCCCTAACGAGCACATCGACAATCGGCTTGGGCCGGATGTAAATCGTGTCGGCAAGGATCTGAAAACGGGCGGGAGTGCCTGTGTCGTAGGTATTCGCGCTGTAGTCTTCCCACCACAAAACGTCCTTGTCGTCGTCGTTATTGAGGTAGCTGGGCTCCATCTTGAGACGAACGCCTTCCCATCCCTCGGGGCTATTCTCCGCTGAGATAATCAGATAATCGCCTGCGGTGATGGAAAGCCCCGTCTCAACGGTGAATGTTTTTGCGCCCGTGCCGACGGCAACGCTTGACGAGGATGTGCCGATGTTCTCCGCGAACACACCCGGAACTCCGGCAGACGACACTACCCAATCATCCAGCGTATCTTCTCCACTGGCGTTGGTGATTGACATAACCAACTCGCCGGTTTCGTCGTCATAAGAAGTTACCGTGCCGGCCATCCAATTCGTGTAAAGCTCTTCATAGTAGGGTCGCGTTGGAAAAGACAGGAAGTCAGTCGGCAGTGTCGCGGAGTACCCGAATGCTGGAATCTGCAATGACAGGCTCCCGGTTGCCAGCAAATCAGATTTGCGGTTCAAGAGGTTTTTGAAGACGACAGACTGTACCGACGTAGCCGCCCGGTAAATCGTGATCCCATTTGCTTTTTCCATGTCGCCAACTCTCGGAAGGACCGCCATGATCAAGTCTGACATCAGCATAATTACTTACCCTTTTTTTCGTCCGGGTTGGCCTCAACGTATTCCCGCAGGAAATTGTACGCCTCGATCTCCGTCTTGAAGTAGCTCCCGGTGCGTTCTTTGCGCCAGACTTCATCAGCGCCACAAAACGGATAACCAGAACCCTTTTTGACGACGATATAGCCGCTGTCCTGATACTTCTCGATGGAATAGCCTTCGTATTTCGGCTTCTGGGCGGCGCGTTCTTTCGCTTCCTTCTGGGCCATGTCCGCGTCGTATTCGCGGTACTGTCCAGACGTGAGCAGATAGTTGACGTGTCGTTCGGTTGTGATTTCACACACCGATGTCGTCGTCTCGCCTTTCTTGCTCCCCGGAATGGGCATAAACATATATTTCACGTTTTCCAAGATGACCGTCGTCGGGCCTTCGCGCCGTATCAAACATTCAATCAGCATCGTGCTTTCTCCTTTGTTGAGTAAGTGGGGCGGGTTTCCCCGCCCCTTTAATGGTTAATCTTGCTGCGTCCCGATGATAACGCCCACCGTCCCGCCTACTGCGGTTCCGGGGAGCGCGGTCAACTGAAGCGCAATAATTCTGTCGTTGGTCGTATCCACACCCACCGCGTCAGAACATGCCAACGAGGGGTAAACTCTTCCGCCTGCCTGCGCGACGGTCGAACTGGTGAAAATGTCCTTGTTCGCCGTCAGCGCCGGGGCTGCATTGAGCGCGGCTCCGTAATTGCTATTCAGGATGCCGAGGCTGGCCGTGATTAACGGCGTTCCTGCCGAATCCAGATCGTCACTTTCCAGAGCGCACGAAATTAACCGATGCTTGGCTGGGATGACTGCCATGCCGACAAGCTGGGTAGTAATCAAGTCGGTCGTGGCCAACTCAATCGACCGATAATCGAACTGCGCGCCTTCCGGGGCAGACTTCGGGGGCCTGGTATAAAGATCAGGCGCATATTTAACTGTGTTTGGCATAACTCATATCCTCCTTTCGTTAGGGTTTGGTGGCGGCGGTATCAATGGCAATCACGCCAAAGTCGTTGCCGTTGAACGTGGTTTTCTTGATCCCGTAGATCGCATTGGTCGTGATGACCACTTCATTGCCGTTGTCGCGGGTTTCCTCGTTCCAGCCGTATCGCAGGTCTTGGCCAGGGGAACCGAACGCGATAACGCCCGCCTGTGCTCCACAGAACAGAGCGCGAACGGCCGCAACTGCACCAGCGCCGTAATCAGAAAACTGGATGCAATTCTGGTGACTGTGCAGAACGCAGCCGTTCCAGATGCCCAATCCGCCTTTGAGGAATTCTGAGCTTTTGCCCATCGCGGTTGCCAGCGCCTTCTGAATATCCGCCCAATCGTTCGTGGTCGAATTTCTGCGCAGGTCGAATTTCTGGTAGGGGTTCATCACTACTAAATAAACTTCCTCGCCGTCGATGTCGCATTTCTGCAACTGCGGGACTGCCGTTGCCGGATTGCCGCCGCCGCCCATCATTTCCGAGTAGGCGACTGCCTTATCAATCGGCAGGGTGGACATTTTGTCCGTTGCCGCTACCGTGTCCTTGGACGTAGCCACGCCGCCATAAACGATGTGGTTGGTGTCCGGAGCCGTCAGGCTGTTGTTCGCAAACCCGGTGTACGTGGTCGGGAAAACGAAATCTGAATTGACGCCGCGAGCGCCGGAGAGGTACATGAAAAATACCTCGTCGAACACTCTTGCCCACCAATCAACCGAGCGGGCCTTTGCGATTTTCCGCAGGTCGTGAAGCGTCCGTTTCCGCGACATCCTTCCGCCGCAGTTCGCACCGCCGCGCATCTGATCGATGTAAACCACGTCCGTGTAGAACACCAATTTCTCTTCTTTGCCGTGAAGGACTGAGTCGCCCTCCACCGGTTGCATGTTCAACTGGATCGACAAATCATAGGTAATCTGCTCTCCCGCATCCGATTCCAGATCCGTCAACTGCGCGATGGGTTTGGTTGTCATCTCGCCTTTTCCCATGAACTTCCGGGTCCAGTAGCCCTTTCTGCCAACATCCACCGCCAGGTTTCCGGAATACCTTTTGACGGCTTTGGCATCGTTGAGACCGATAATAGTCTGTGCCATAAGTGTAACCTCCGTTGTGTGATAAACCGTCCTGGGTTGTGTTGTGGCTTAATGCCCTATGGTTTGCTGCCGATAATGCTTGATCGGAATCGACCGGTCCGCATCTACCCGCAGTACCGCTTTTCTCCCTGCTTTTTCGCAAAGGAAAATTGAAATCTTTTTTGTGTCCGGGGCCATGTCGCTCAAATCAAACTCGATCTCGTCGCCAACACCAATGACCTTAATGAGTGACATTATGCCCTCGCTGCGTAGGCGTCGCGCATCTCAGGCGATAATCTCTCAAGTGCCGCCTCAAATGCCGCGCCGGTTAATTTGTCGATCTGCGCAAACGTATCTGATTCAACCTCATTGCCTCCCGCGATGGGGACGGCAGACAGCGTTTTATGATTCGGTAATGGCGCGGGGGGCTTCGTCGGTGCCGGTGATTTTGTCGCCTGCCCTCCGAATGCCTCTTTAACGATCTTGTCCGCCATGACCAAAATCTGCATACCGCTCAAATGTGCGTTGGCTGCGTCTTGAGACAGACTTTTCACGGTTTCATTGAGCGCCCCAAACAGCGCGTTTGCCCGGATTTTCCCAACCTGCTCTGATTGCTGCCCCGGCAGGTATTCCGGGCGGTTTTGTAAAAAGAACCGCTGTTCCTTGTGCCATTGCGCATCATTGCGGGCCTGCTCCTCGATGGCCGCGTTGTGCTTGTAAATCTGCCTGTTGATCTTGTCTCGTGCGTCCGAATATTCATGCAGGCTTATTTCGCCTTCATCAAAATCCGCTTTCAGTTCGTCGATCTTAGTCTGTAATTCGGGCGGGACCTGCTCTTCGAGCTTCAGGTCTTCGTCCGTAATGACAGGCTTGAACGCCAGCAATGCGTCATCCGGTGCCGCCTGCGGAGCCTCTGGTTCTTCAGGGACTTCCGGCAAGTCAGCTACTTTAGGTGCATCAGGGACTTCCGGTTCGATGGCTTCGTCGCCTGCATCAACCAGCCCTTCGCGCTCTGTTTCTGACAATCCTTCCCATTCCTCTTCTGTGATTCCTTCAGGTCGTTCCATTATCTTCTCCTATGAAATCGTGTAGTTATAAATCTTGCCGTTACTCGTCGTGATGATCAGCGTCGTCGAGGTGACCGTCAGCGTCGTGACTTCGCCGTCCAGTACCAGGGGCAGCGAGGCGTACGCCCCTGTCGAGAGCGTCAGCGCATAGACATTGCCGTTTTTCGTTCCGGCAAACAGTGTCGTGGATGATACCGCCAATGAGATAATCTCTTCCGGCATCTGGTTCAGGCGTGATACAAACGCGCCGGTGGCCACGGTGAATTTGAGAATCTCCCCGGTGTCCGTGGAAACCCACAGGCTTGTCCCGTCCGTGTAAGCGGCTGTGATTTTGCGATTTGCCAGTGCGTAAATTGCTGCGTATTCTAAGGCCATTTTACTCCCTCCAAATAATTATTCTGCTGTCTCGTGCTCTTGCGCCCCTTCTTGCGTTATGCTTGCGGCTTCCCGCGCCAGTTGCGGCGCGACTTTTATTGCGCCGGCCATTTCCATTGCTTTTATAAACGCCTCAATTTTCTTGAGGGATGAATCGACTTTGTCTTTTTCCGCCCGTGCCATTTTCCCGGCAGCGTCTGCTTGCTCGGTTGCCATTTTCAACTGGATCATGACCTGTTGAATCTGTGTTTCCTGCCGCTGTTGTTGCTGTTTGGCTTCGGTTTCCTTCTGGACTTCCTCTTTTTCTTCGGGCGTCATGGTGTCTTCGGGGCCTGAATATCCGGTAATCTTGCGGATGCGCGACACGATCTCGTCCTTGTTGGGCACGTCGTCCATCATGTCGATGACCATATCAATCAGAGCTAGTGCCACCTGGGGCATTGAGCCAGACAGGTTGATGACCAACTGAGAAAGCGTTTCCAGCATGGATTGACGGATCGACTCCCGGAAATCCTGCTTCCCAACGACGAAATCTGCTTTCGCGCGGATGATGTCGTTGTCGATTTTCCCTTCAGGCGTTACGGAATTGATATGGACGAACTCGTCTTTCTGCTCGTCGCCGGTGATGCGGTATTGTTTTTGTTGGTCACAGAACTGCTCGATCAGGGAAAGGCGCACCTCGCCCTCGTGCTGGACTGAGTAATAAAGATTATCAAAATATACGCCCTGGGTAACCTGCCCTTGATTCTGCAATTTTCCGATAGCCACGCCGGATAGGTCTCTCGCATTTTGCCCGGATAATTCAGGCGTCACGCCGGAAATGTTGTTGATGAATCGCTCGTCGTCCCGCGCCATTTCGACGTGCGCGGCGGCCAACGCTTGCTCTTTAACGACGTCAAATCGTTTATTGGGGTTGACTTCCACCATCCCATCGGGCCGGTTGACTTCTTCGTAGGCTTCGACCTTGTTGTCCACCGCGCCCTTGTCCATGATGACCTTGTTGGAGGTCAGTAGTACGAGCGCCCGGCTGCGGCGCTTATTGAGATCCGATTGCGGGTCCCTGAGATTCCGGATGACGCCATAGGGCATGTTGTCGCGCTTGCGCCGGTAGCAAAACATGGGCGTAAACGGGAATTGATTGTGGTTGTACGGCGTCAGAATGTCTTGCAGATACACGCCCGGTGTCCATATCGCATTTCGCACCGTGAGCATCCGCGCATTTGTCGTCGTGAAATATCCGCCGTTGACCAAATAGCGGTGATCCTCGTTATCTTTTCGATAGATGACGCCGTTGAGGGCCCCATAAGGCGTATCGTTGTCTCGCTGGCGCATGATTTGTACGTCTGCCGGTACGCGATACCACGATTCGATGAGCTTGATTCTTCGGCGCATGCCGTTGTGACTGCCGCCAAACAGGGCATCCAACCCGGTTTCCAAATCCATTTCACTGGCCACATCGGTCGCGCCGATGTCGTCGGGGAGGTAGGGGTATAACGCGTTCGTCGCCTCTGCCGCCTGCGTCAGGGCGCCTTCTCTGTCCGGGAACATTGCGACGGCAATGTCCAGGTCAACCCACTTTTCCCGGATGACGAAACGCCAATCCGAGGAATCCTGAGACAACCCCAGGTGATCGAACCACATATTACGCCAGCGTTCAGCCCGGATAAAAATCGGTTCTCCACCGTCACTACGCACCGCTGTCTCCACCCAGCCCAGCCCAGCTTTCACGCATTCCTCAAACGCAAACGACCGCTCGTATTCCCCTTTTGAGCAGTCGAGGGTATATTTCATCAGCTTTGTTTTGGTTTTGGCCGTAAATACATCGTCCTTTGTGCGCGGCAACACCCTTGAGTCTATCCGCGCCCGGCGCTCAGTTCCGAGAATCCAGTTGACTGTGTTGGCGATGACGTTGAAAATAACGGGAGGTTGATTCCGGTCCTGCATGACTTTTATGTCTTTGTCGTCCAGTTGGATGCCGTCATAGAAATCTTCGTCTATTGCCATTTCGGCGCGATTCGGCGCTTGGGCAATACGGGCCTGTCTGCGCCAATCCATCAGGCGTTTCAGGCGGTTTTGATATGGTTCAGTTTCAAGGATGTTTGTTTTGTTGGATGAGACAAAGACATCCGGTAACGCCTCTGCGCTTTTCTGCTTGCGGGG